TATATGTAGCTAATGACGAACTATTTAGTAATTATATCTATAGAGTTGAAGAAATAGATAGAGAAATTGAAGAGCTAGAAAAGGAAGAAGCAAATGTCTAAGACAAGCCAGATTATTATTCGTAACAGCAAAGGTCAGCTATTGTCTATCGTACAGGCAAAGGGTGGTGGCTATGGTATCATGGGGAATGTAAACTCAGGACAGGTAGAGGCTGCAAGTCTTAGCCCCTTGGCTGATGCACCAGATGGATATCTAAATGCAAAAGACTTGGCAGATGTCTTGTTACACTTTGAGGAGCATGGCACAAACCCTGCTCAGTCTGATTATGAGGAAGACATGAAAGACATTTACTATGGGGAATGGGATTTGTTGAAATGAGCAATCACGAAAATGACATTATAAAAGAAGGTATCATGGAAGATGTATATGATATGTCTGTAGACGAACTGGCTTGTAAGTTGATGTACTTTGATAAGGTAGCTTATGAAAATCTGATACCCATGCTAGAAAATTTAGTACAGGATTTGTTTGAAGAAAGGGCAGAATAAAATGGAACTTCCAAAGATAAGAACCAATGAGATAAACGGCTGGAACTATTCCTGCTTTCCGCATAATGGAATACTTGGGGAGAAATATACTTTCCAAGAGTTATTCAATATGATAAAGGTACTATTCCTAGATATCAAGGAAGGTATTGAAGTGGAAGACATCCTGACCTATTACAATGATGGTATGGATTTTATGTCTAACACAAGAGCCAAGCCAGAAGAACATGGCATAGAGGTAAAATGGAGATATAAGAATGACTAAAAGACTAGCCTTAACAGGATATGAAAGAGGATATTTGACTGCCTACTATGACACAGTAGTATTTGATGCTATGGCAGATTGTTGTGACGAAGATTGGTTTGGCGTTCAGATAGGTGACAGAATGTTTGACTTAAACGCATGGGTAGATGAAGATACAGGTAATTTTGTATGCACAGTCTATGAGTGTGATTGGATTAATGATAACTGGCAGACTAACTGCGACTATAGCTGGACATTGACAGAGGAGAATGAAGATGTTTGATAAAGATGAATTAGTAGCTCTTGTAGAAAGAGACATGAAGGGGTGGACACATGAGGACATTGTTCACTACGTAGGAAAGCTACTTAACATAGCAAGTCAGTATGACTCACAGATAAGAGATAGTTTATCCACGGATATTCAGGAGATGAAGGAGAATGAAGATGACTAAGTTTGACCCAAACAAATCATACAGCATAGGTGTGTGGGATATGACCTTTTATGTGGTTGATGAAAATGGCAACCATGTACTTAATGAACAAGGTGAGATTGCTGTATTCCATGCACCAAACATTGACTATTCATACATGGCTGATGGTCTTGACGTAGATGACTTAGAGGAGAATGAAGATGCCTAAGTACAAAGTAATAGCAACAGAATACATATTTAAGGATGCTCTTATTGAAGCAGATAGTGAAGAAGAAGCAATCGCCAAAGCCGAAGAAGATGGTGTGGATTGGATAACAGTCGGTGGTGATTGGGAAATACATGAAGATATGACATTTGAGGAGAATGAAGATGCCTAATAAATTTGCAAAGACAAGAGACATTGAGAAGCCCTACGCAACCTATCGTGTAGAAAATCCTAGCAATGGTATGTACTTTGAATGGAAAGTATTGAAGGCATGGCAGGGCAGGGAAGCAGAGAAGAAGAAGCCCTATGGCAGATGGTTCTGTGCAGTCAAATCACCTATGACCTATGGCTCATGGGAAAGAGGTGATGTGTATGCAAATGAAATACTAGAATTAAATCCACAACTAATCCAAGCAGACCCTGAATGGGTAGAAAGAATGGAAAGCTAAATGGAAAAGAAAAAATATGAAATCATTGCCCATGAGGTAGTGGAGCACATCTACATCATAGAAGCAGAAGATGCAGATGAAGCTATTGACATGGTACAGGAAGAAGATTATGATGCTGTCCATGTAGAAAGTGTAATGAAAATGATAGACGAAGTTAAGGAGATTAAATATGTCTAACAAAAAGCCACAGTATGAACCAAGAAATGTAATGGTATCCGCATCAGATTTGTCTACCATTGTTGCCCACCATTGGGAGCTAGTAAACAAGCTAGAGGAAGATGGCTTTGAATACATTGCCGAAGCGGTGAGAGATGTAGGTCAAAGATTTGAACAGAAGCTATACAAGTCTGGGTTCTGGTGTCAATGACTATAAACATAGAGCTACTAATATACATAGTAACATTTATGTGTGTTATAAAATTTATGCTACATGGGGATGAAGATTAACTATGGCAACAGAACTTTTCACCTTATTCCTATTGATATCTTATATCTTAGGATGTATAATAATTTTAATCTTATTATTACTAACAGAGGATTAGAATGTTAGAAACTATAATAGCTATAGAAGTAGTAGTATTAATACTAGTAATACTTAGTCACTAAGAAAAGGAGTAATAGTTATGAGTGACAATCTTTGGAATAAAGACAGAAAGAAATTGTTTAGAGAATTATACCACCAATATTTAGATGAGGGCTACGAGAACAAAGAAGCAAAGAAGCTTGCTAAAGAAGAGGCAGAAGAAATGATTGCCGAATCAGAAGACTTTGCTATGAGCCTTGCCTATGAGGAGTTTGGCGATGACTAACTTGGTAGAGGACATAGTAGGTGAGAATGGAAAGGAAGCCACCATCTACGAGTTTGAAGAGAGCTATGAGGTTCTCTTGGCAGAAGGTGGAGAGATAAAACACAGAACTTTTTTTCCACTGAATGAATTTGGTTTAGAATTAGCAAGAGATTGGTGTAACCGTTGGGCGAAAGGAATTAATTACAATGACAATAACTCTGAATGAATATCAAGAATTAGCAATGAAGACTGCAATCTTTCCAGAGAGTGCTAAGTATTCTTATCCTGCTCTTGGTCTGGCTGGTGAAGCTGGCGAGGTAGCTAACAAAGCAAAGAAACTAATTCGTGATGGTGCAACACCAGAAGAGTTAGAAGAAAAACTGCTGGACATTGCAGACGAACTTGGTGATGTCTTGTGGTACATTGCAGCAATGGCAGATGCATGTGGTGTGTCTCTTGAACATATTGCAAAGGCAAATCTACACAAGCTTGCAGACAGGGCAGTACGTGGTAAACTAGGTGGAGAAGGAGATAACAGATGACAGAAAAATCTTTTGAAGATATGACACAAGAAGAACGCATCCAGTATTGGAATGATAAAAGTGAAGAAGAAAAGATAAAGAGGTCAGATTCTGTAGATGGATTACAGCCTGAACAAAAAGAATCTTTGCGAGAATTGCACAAGACTTTGGACACAGTGTTAGATACTGCTCTTTATCCTGACATGGGTGGCATTAAGATGGTGACTGCTTATGAGTTACAGGAACTTTCCGATGCCTTTGATACGTTCCAGTTTCAGTTTAATATGAGAGGACATTAATTATGATTGATGTCTATATTACAACGGGGTTCGATGATAAGGTAGTAACTACAATACCTTACAACGAGTTAGAAGATTGGTTGATAAACAGAGAAACCTTGTGTAAAGCAATGGGGTATACAACAAAACGAACAAATCGTTTGCTGCATGTGCTTGACAATGGCAGATTAGATACAGTATACTTCACCAGAAATTAAACAGGAGAAGAGATGGAACACACAGATTCAAAAGAAGTTTCCAGAGGAAGTTGCGAAGCTTGCGGCTCGTCAGACGCAAACATTTCTTACTCAGATGGACACACCTATTGTTTCTCATGCACAGCATATACGAAAGGGGATACAGAAGATATGCAGTACACAAAGCCAGCACCTATACAAGGTGTATATCACAATCAATTCACAGACGGTCAGGTAACAGGACTTGCAGACAGAAAGATTAGTCAACAGACTTGTCAATTCTTTGGCGTAAAGACTGTCTCTTCCGGTGACCAGATTGTAAAACATATCTATCCATACTATGACGAATCGGGTGCTCACGTAGCCAACAAGGTACGTCAGGTACAAAACAAGGGCTTCATATCAGAAGGTCAGCTACCAAAGGCAAAGCTGTTTGGTCAGAACAAGTTTGGTCAGAAGGGTAAGTTTATTACCGTCTGTGAAGGTGAGCTTGATGCCATGTCTGCCTATGAGTTGATGGGTTCTAAGTGGCCTGTTGTGTCCATCAAGAATGGTGCTCAGTCTGCCTTGAAAGATATCAAAGGCAGTTATGATTATCTCAATCAGTTTGAAACCATTGTACTTTGCTTTGATAATGACGAGCAGGGTAAGCTTGCAGCAGGAAAGGTAGCTCAGTTGTTTGAGCCAAATCGCTGTAAAATCATGGACTTACAGTACAAGGATGCTAACGAGTATCTCAAACTAAATAAGAGAGAAGAGTTTACTCGTGCATGGTGGGATGCAAAACAATACACACCTGCTGGCATCCATAACCTTGCAGACATATCTGAAAGGCTCTATCAAGAAGAGGATGTGGAGACTTGTCTCTATCCTTATCAGGGTCTGAATGAGAAGCTGTTTGGTATTCGTACAGGCGAACTGGTGACAGTTACTGCAGGTACAGGCGCAGGGAAGTCCAGCATGATGCGTGAGTTGATGCATCACCTACTTATGAACACAGAACATAATGTGGGTGTCTTCTCTCTGGAAGAAAACATCAAGCAGACTGCCTTTCATCTGATGTCTGTTGAGGCAAGTGACCGTATCTATATCAAAGAGGTACGAGAAAAGTACAGCCTTGAACAGCTAAAAGAATTGGAACGTAAGACCATTGGTACTCGTAGGTTCTATGCCTTTGACCACTTTGGTTCTATCACTACAGACGAAATACTCAGTCGTGTACGTTACATGGTCAAGGCTCTGGACTGTAAGTTTATTATCATTGACCACCTATCCATCCTTGTGTCAGGCTTGGAAGGTGAAGATGAACGCAGAAACATTGACCAGCTTATGACCAAGCTTCGTTCACTGGTAGAAGAAACCAGATGTGCAATGCTTCTTGTATCTCACTTACGCAGAGCAACAGGTGATAAGGGTCAGGAGCAGGGCAAGGAGATATCTCTATCTATGCTTCGTGGTTCACATTCTATTGCACAGATTAGTGATGCAGTGATTGCATTGGAACGTGACCAGCAAGCACAAGACCCAACACAAGCCAACACTACGGCAGTCAGGGTATTGAAGAACCGTTATGCAGGTGAGACAGGTGTAGCCACCTACCTTCTGTATGACAAGGACACTGGCAGGATGTCAGAGATTGAGAACCCATTTGAGGCAGACTCTAACGCAGATGATATAGGAGATTTTCTATGAAGGTAGCAAAGATTGATGGCGCATATAACAGGCGGTTTAGCCGCCAGAGTTATGAAGAGAATGATGCCAAGGCTAGAGAAGCCATTATGAATTACTTACAAAGTAATGGGCATGAAATACTTGATAGTCAGGAGAACTTTTCGTTTGACATCAAGAGTAAAAAAGGAGATAATACGTACTTCTCAGAGGCAGAGATGAAGAACCAATGGAAAGGTGATTGGCCTGATACATGGAAAGAAATCAGGATACCTTACCGAAAACATAAGCTTATCAATAGGATGGCAGAGTTAGGAGCAGACAATCATTTCTTTAACTTCTATGTCATTCGTAATGATTGCAAGGCAGCATGGCGAATCAAAGACTTTGTAGTTGCCGAATCAGAAGTAAAGAAGTTATTTAGTTATCGTGTAAAAGGTGAAAGCTTTTTCCACATACCCTATCAGAAAGCGGAGCTAGTAGAACTATGAAAAGAGTAGTGCTTGATATCGAGACAGATGACCTCAATGCAACTGTAGTGCATTGCATTGTGGCACAGGACTTAGATACAGGCGCAGTGGACACATGGTATGGGGAGTCCATCAAGGACTTCCCTGCATGGTCAGAGAGTGTTGATGTCTTTGTCATGCATAACGGTGTGTCTTTTGATGCGCCTGTTGTAAATCGTTTGACAGGCAGTAAGATACCTTTGAAGAAAGTAAGAGACACATTGATTATGTCTCAGCTTTTTGACCCATCTCTTGATGGTGGTCATTCACTTGAAGCATGGGGTCAAAGACTTGGCTATCCTAAGATTGAGTTTAATGACTTCTCTGTATTCACACAAGAGATGTTGAAGTATTGTAAGCAGGACGTAGTAGTTACAGTAAAACTATATGAACATCTACTTCCTCACATGAAAAAATATTCAGGAAAATCTATTCAGCTTGAGCATGAGGTGCGAGCAATAGTAGACAAGCAAGAAGAGAATGGATTTAGTCTTAACATCCCAGAAGCTTCATGTCTTGTTGCAAGGCTCTCAGAAGAGGCTACAGAGATAGAGCAGGAGATGCAAGCTATATTCCCACCTATCGTAACAGAAAGGTACTCAGAGAAGACAGGAAACCGATTAAAGGATAAGGTAGAAGTATTCAATCCTGCATCAAGACAGCAGATTGCTAAGAGGCTACAAGAAAAGGGATGGAAGCCTAAGACTTTCACGCCTACTGGTCAGCCAGTGGTGGACGAAGGCTCTCTTAGTGGTGTAGATATTCCAGAAGTAAAAAAGATATTACAATATCTATTACTTCAGAAAAGAGTTTCACAGGTTAAGTCTTGGCTTGACGTTGTGGAAGACGATGGTAAGGTTCATGGTAGAGTTATTACCTTGAAAGCCATCAGTGGACGCATGGCACATAACTCCCCGAACATGGCACAAGTACCTGCCGTTTACTCTCCCTACGGCAAGGAGTGCAGACAAGTTTGGAAAACGAGCAGCGATAAGTACAAGCTGTTGGGTTGTGATGCAAGTTCACTTGAACTTAGATGCTTGGCACACTATATGGGTGACAAGAGATTTACTGATGAGGTAGTGGGTGGTGACATCCACACTGCAAATCAGAAAGCCGCAGGACTTCCTACCAGAGATGCAGCAAAGACATTTATCTATGCTCTAATCTATGGTGCAGGTCCAGCTAAGATTGGTAGTATTGTTGGTGGTGGTGCTAAAGAAGGACAAATCATTATGAAAAAGTTTATGTCCAATATGCCAGCTTTAAAAACCTTGCGTGATAAGGTGGACAGAGCAGCAACTACAGGACATATTCGTGGTCTTGATGGAAGACTTCTCAAGGTACGTCAGCAACATGCAGCCATGAACCTTTTACTACAGGGTGCAGGTGCTATCATTTGTAAAGAATGGTTGCGGCAAATAACTTTAATGGCGCAACGGGATTATGATTACAATCTTGTTGCGTCTATCCATGACGAGTATCAGTTTGAGATTCGTGCAGACCAAGCGGAACGATTTGGTGAACTCACACAGAAGGCAATGAAGCAGGTGCAAGAAACACTGTCTGTTAATTGTCCTCTGGACAGTGAGTTTAAAATTGGAAACAATTGGGCAGAAACTCATTAATAGGTGTTGACATACTATTTTGTATGTTATATACTTTCAAAATCAGAAGTGGCTAAGACCACACAGTAACTTAAATAGGAGATAAATATTATGCCAGTACTATCAGGAAAGTCCCATTGGGCAACTATTGCAACACCTAACACAACCTTTGAACCAGTATGGTCTATTGACTTGGCGTTAGAGGGTGCAGAACTTGAGAAAGCTAAGAAGCTAGGCATGAACATCAAGAACAAAGGTGATGAACGTGGAGACTTTGTAACCATCAAACGTAAAGTAAACCGTAAAGATGGTAGCCAGAACCAAGCACCTTCTCTTGTTGATGCTAACAAGAACGACATGGGCAATACTCTTGTGGGTAATGGTTCAGATGTCAATGTACTTCTCAAGACTTATGAGTGGGAGTACGCAGGTAAGAGTGGTGTTGGAGCAGAGCTTCAAAAGGTTCAGGTAGTTAATCTGATTCCTTATGGTGACTCTGAGGACTTTGATGTTGTGCCTGACGGTCATAGCACTGTGGATGACTTTGAAGACGATATCCCCTTTGGCAACACAGGTAGCTAAATAGCATAACATCAACAAGGGTGCTACACATATTGTAATATGGTAGTGAGATGGCTAGCGTAGGGTGGGTACGCCATTTATTAAGGAGTTAATATGTTAGACAAAGAGTATAAGGTTACAATGTCTGCTGAGTACTTAGACTTTGGAAATAAAACCACAGTAGAAGGCTATGCAACTGACCTAAATGATATGTCAGATATTGTATTAGATTTCCTACGTGCAATGGGATATACATATATAGAAGATGTTACTTTCCACAAAGAGTTTGAGGATTTACTAGATGACTGACTATGTAAATAAACCACCACACTATCAGACGGGTGAGGTAGAATGTATTCAAGCAATTGAATCTGCCCTAACACCAGAAGAGTTTAGAGGATACTGCAAAGGTAATGTAATAAAATATACTTGGCGAGAACAATACAAAGGTAAAGACCAAGACTTAGCTAAAGCAGTATGGTATCTAAATAGATACTTAGAAAAGGAAACAGAATGAAAAGTATAGATACTCTAATAGAAGATATATACAAGACATTAGAAGAAGGTATTAATACTTCATCTGTGCAGAACAGAGATGCTATTCATACTTGTTCTACTGAAATTGCCAGAGCACTTACACGTCAGCTTGGAGAAGGTAAACGTAGTAAGCAAACTACTTTACGTATGTCTCAAATAGGTAAGCCAGACAGACAGCTTTGGTATGATTTAAAAAGTACAGCAGAGCCAGAACCGATTAACGGTCAAACTAAAATGAAGTTTATTATGGGAGACATCCTTGAGGCTGTGTTGATTTTACTTACAGAAGTATCTGGACACAAGGTAACAGAGCAGCAGAAGGAAGTAGAAGTAGAAGGTGTTAAAGGACACAAGGACTGCCGCATTGATGGTACTCTTGTAGATATTAAGACTGCTTCTTCTTATGCCTTCAAGAAGTTCAAAGAAGGTACACTACATAGTGATGACCCCTTTGGTTACATTGCTCAGTTGTCAGGCTATGCAGAGGCAGGTAATGACCAAGAAGCAGCCTTCTTTGCTATTGATAAATCATCCAGTGAGATGGCTCTAATGAAGATAGAACCTATCCACATGATTAATGCAAAGCAAAGAATTGGTAAGGTAAAAACATTCTTGTCTTCTGACTTACCACCTGACAGATGTTATCCAGATGAGGAAGATGGTAAGTCTGGTAATCGTAAGCTTGCCATTGGTTGCGTCTATTGTCCTTACAAAGATGACTGTTGGAAAGATGCCAACGGTGGACAAGGCCTAAGAAAGTTTAAGTATTCTAATGGTATTAGATATCTTACTCAGGTAGCTAAATTACCTGACGTACAAGAGGTGACTAATGGCTAAGAAAAAAACCAGAGATAAGAACGAGCACAACTACCGTTCTAATTCAGAATTTAATTGTGCTTGTTTCTTAAATAAAAATAAGATTGAGTTTGAATATGAAACATTTAACATACCCTATTTATGGCAAGAAGATAAGAAATACATACCTGATTTTATTCTTCCTAACGGCATCATACTAGAAGTCAAGGGCAGGTTTATGTTGGAAGACAGGAAGAAACATTTGTTTATTCGTGACCAGCATCCTGAATATGATATTCGATTTGTCTTTGATAACTTTAACAGGAAGTTATACAAAGGTGGTAAGATGACCTATGGAGATTGGTGTGACAAGCATGGCTTTCTTTACTGCAAGGGTGGAGAAGGGATACCAAAAGCATGGCTAAGAGAAGATGCAAATAAAAGACATAATACTAGCAGAGGATGAACAGGTTGAGTTGAGGACATCAGAAAGGACGTTGTTCCTTACTGTTCTTCTACAAGCTCTTCTTGACGCAACAAAGCCCCGATATGATGGTGAGCCTACTAACTCTATTATCGAAAGAGAAAGAGCAATAGCTTGGTTCTTTGCATCAGTCGGGGTGACTGCTGAAGACTTTCATTCTGTTTGTGATTATGCAGGAGTTAATCCTGTGTACATGAGAGAGTTTGCGTTTAAAGTACTCAAGTCAGGTGAGGTTGAGTATGTTAGAAAAAGAATTAATGCAGTTTTAGGACATGAGTAGTATTGTAATAGTCTTCTATTTATGATACAATTCTAAGTTCAAACTCTGTTCAAGAAAGGGATATCAATGAACAATTTTTTACCAACAGATTACCAGAATTTTATTGCCTTGTCACGTTATGCACGTTGGAAGGAAGACGAAGATAGACGTGAGACATGGCCTGAAACAGTCAGCAGATATTTTGATTATATGTCTGACCATCTAAGCAAGAAACATAATTACAATCTAAAAGATGGACTACGTAAAGAGCTAGAAGAAGCTGTACTTACACAGCAAATCATGCCCTCTATGAGAGCACTGATGACTTCTGGTCCTGCATTAGACCGTTGCCATGTAGGTGGTTATAACTGTTCCTACATTCCTGTTGATAGCCCTCGTGCCTTTGACGAATGTATGTACATCCTAATGTGTGGTACAGGTGTAGGCTTCTCAGTAGAACGCAACAACATTGACAAGCTACCTATTGTAAATGAAACATTCCATGAAACAGATACAGTAATCAAGGTAGGTGACAGCCGCCCCGGATGGGCTAAGTCATTACGTGAACTGATTGCCATGCTATATGCAGGTCAGATTCCAAAGTGGGATGTATCAGAAGTACGTCCTGCAGGAGCAAGGCTAAAGACTTTTGGTGGACGTGCATCAGGTCCTGCCCCTCTGATTGACCTATTTAACTTCTGCATTGATAAGTTCAAGGGTGCAGCAGGGCGTAGGCTTTACCCTATTGAGTGTCACGATTTGATGTGTAAGATTGGTGAGGTTGTAGTTGTAGGTGGCGTAAGACGTTCTGCTCTTATCAGCTTGTCAAATCTTAACGATGACCAGATGCGTCATGCAAAGACAGGTGAATGGTGGGATGAGCCAGACAAGAACATCAAGCGTGAAGGACAACGTGCTCTAGCTAATAACTCTGTTGCTTACAAAGAGAAGCCTCAGATGGGTACATTCATGCGTGAGTGGTTGTCTCTATACGAATCACATTCAGGTGAACGTGGTATCTTCAATCGTGAATCTGCTAAGAGACAAGCAGCAAGCAACGGCAGACGTGACCCTGACCATCAGTTTGGTTGTAACCCTTGTTCAGAAATTATCTTACGTCCTTACCAGTTTTGTAATCTATCAGAGGTAGTTGTACGTTCTACAGATAACATAGAGACATTGGAAAACAAGGTACGTCTAGCTACTATTCTTGGTACATTCCAAGCTACACTTACAGACTTTAAATACATTCGTAAAATCTGGAAGGACAACACAGAAGAAGAACGTCTACTTGGTGTATCTCTTACAGGCATTATGGATAACCAGTTGATGTCAGGTAAGAGTGCTATGCATGGTATGAACATCAAAAATATACTTACTTCTTTGAAGGACACAGCCATTGAGACAAACGAACAGATGTCTAAGTCTCTAGGTATACCACAAGCCGCAGCTATTACTTGTGTAAAGCCTTCTGGTACAGTATCTCAGCTAGTAGATAGTGCATCTGGTATTCATGCTAGACATAATCCTTACTATATTCGTACTGTTCGTGGTGATAACAAAGACCCTATCACGCAGTTTATGATTGCACAGGGTATTCCTAATGAGCCTGATGTAGGTAAGCCAGACAGCACAACAGTCTTCAGCTTCCCAATGAGGTCACCTACAGGAGCAGTAACACGTACTGAGATGTCAGCTATTGAGCAGCTTGAGTTGTGGCTACTCTATCAGAAGCATTGGTGTGAACACAAACCTTCTGTAACTATCTCTGTGAAAGAACATGAGTGGCTAGAGGTTGGCTCATGGGTATATGATAACTTTGACGATGTGTCAGGTATCAGCTTCCTACCTTTTAGTGAGCATACATATCAGCAAGCACCTTATCAGGATATTACTAGTGAAGAATATGATAAGGCAATGGAAGGTATGCCAGCTAAGATTGACTGGTCTTTACTCTCAGACTTTGAGAAGGAAGATACAACATCAGGTGGACGTGAATTAGCTTGTACCGCAGGTGTCTGCGAAGTAGTGGACTTGACAGCAGCATGATTTGGGAATACTGGTGCAAAGCAATGGGCAGCAAGGCATATGATGACGATGACAAAGCAAACAAGGTAGCGATACTGCGAACTGCTTGGGTTATCCTTCATGTCCTTGCTTGCCTAGCCATCATTATGCATAATACGCAGAAGATGGGTTGGTGGTAAATGTTAATACTATAGTATTAATAAGTCTTATAAACAAGGCATAAGTAACACTAAAGTAGTATTAATGCTACAAAGATGTTGGTACTTTCTGTAGACCCTTTAAATCGAGAGGCCACTTATAAGTGCCGCAGCACCAGTGGTAGGGATAGGCCGGGAAAGCTAAGAGAATGGATGTGAGACTGCCAACACATTATAAGGAGAAGTAGATGGAAGTAACACACTACGAGGAAAATGGAGATGGCTCTGCCACTATACAGGTGATTATGGATATTGAAGAAAGTGCAAAGCTAATAGAGCTAGGCCTTTTAACGGCTCTAAAAAACTACATAGAAGACAACGAGAAGAAAGATAATGATTGATGGTTTAGATTGGCCTAACTGGTGGCAGTGGTGGTTGCTCATGGCAATTAGTATAAACACTACTATTAACATAATAGTATTCTTTAGACATAGGTTTAGAAAAAAAGATTGACAACTATAAATTGTTAAAGTATAATTATAGATAGTTAAAAGTGAAAGGACTAATATGTTTGTAGAAAAAAGACCAGTAATTTATGTAGGATATGATGCAAGGGAGCATGAGGCTTATGAAGTATTACGTAAATCAATTCAAAGATACAATACAAAATACGATATCATACCTCTCGTACAACCAGCCCTTCGTAGAGCAGGTTTGTATAGGCGTACTATTCGGTTTGATAGTAATGCTGAGTCTGTTACTAGGATAGACGAGTTTGATGGCAGACCTTTTAGTTCTGACTTTACCTTCACACGTTTCCTAGTTCCTGCTCTAAACCAGTATGATGGTCTGGCTCTATTTATGGATGCAGATATGTTTGTACGTTGGGATATTGAAGAACTATTTACTACATATGGTAATCGTGAAGAGTTTGCTGTTCAAGTAGTAAAACATAATTACAGACCCAATGAAGGTTTGAAAATGGATGGTCAAGTACAACAAAACTATAACCGTAAAAACTGGTCAAGCTTTGTCCTTTGGAATTGTTCACATCCTTCTAATCTAAACCTAACTGTAGACGATGTAAATACAAAGTCTGGAAGCTGGTTGCATGGGTTCTCATGGCTGTCTGATAATGAGATTGGCTCTATTGAACCTGAATGGAACTGGTTAGATGGATGGTCACCAGAGAATGTCTTACCAAAGAATGTACACTTTACTACAGGTGGTCCTTGGTTTGAAGATTGGGAAGGTAAACGTAAATCAGACACTGAATATGCTGGTGAATGGCAAGCATTTAAAAGCAAAGTGTTTATGGATAAACTTGTAGGAGAAGTAATTTAATGTATACATTTGTAACCTCATTTAGTGAAAGTGGATACCATGAATATGCCAAGAAAATGTTGGAAAGTGTTACTGAAAAGTGGAATCCAAAACACTTTCAGTTATATGCCTACTACCATGACTTCAACATTGAAGATGTTGATGCCCCTATGGCTGATAATATTCATTACCGCAATCTTAACGACATAACAGAAATGACGCAGTACCGTGAACGTATGAAGACATATGACGGTACACATGGTGGAACACAACCATATAACTGGCGGCTTGACGCAATAAAGTGGTGTCATAAAGTGTATGCTTTGTCCGACCTTGCATTTGAAATGATGGAACAGGAAGAGCATGACGAAAGTAACTGGATGATTTGGTTAGATGCAGATACCGTCACAACAAAAAGACTAGATGTAAAACAATTTCCTAAGTGGTTGCCAGACAAAGCAGACTTAGTACATCTTGGCAGAAAGGATGCAGACTATAGTGAAACAAGCTTTATTGGGTTTAACCTATCTTCTCATAATACTTGCAGTATCATTGCTGATTTTAGGGGGGCTTACACTATTGGAGAAACCATTGCATATAGAGAGTGGCATGACGGGTTCATATTTGAACGACTCCTCAACATCTACAAAGCACACGGAATGGTCACTAAAAACTTATCTGAACACGCCAAAGGACTAGCAGCATTTGCTCAGTCACCTTTGTCAGAATACTTTGACCATTTCAAAGGTAACCTAAAAAAGAAACTTAGCACTACAGAAGTTGCTCCTGATGTAAGAGGACCTAAACGGTACAAGCAACTTGCCGATATGGTACGTTTCTATAAGCCAAGTACCATTGTGGAAACAGGTACATGGAATGGTGGACGTGCAATTGAAATGGCTCTGGCTGCTTTTGAACATACAGACAATGTACATTATATTGGCTTTGATTTGTTTGAAGAAGCAACAGAAGAATCTGATGAATATGAAATGAATAGTAAGGCACATAACATGCTTGAGGCTGTTCATAAAAGACTAGATGATTTCTCTTATCGTATGTCTCGTACTGATAAGAAGTTTACTTTTGAATTATATAAGGGTGACAGTAAAGAAACTGTACCTGCTTGTGATATGGTAAAGAAAGCAGACTTTGCATATATTGATGGTGGACATTCTTATGAAACAGTAAAAGCAGATTGGGAAAACATTAAACCATATGTTCCTGTTGTTGTATTTGATGACTACTTCTCTAAGGACAATCAGGGCAATCTTCCTAAAGAGGAACATCTTGGTGTAAACAAACTAATGGGAGAAATAGAAGCTTATGGAAAAGTGGTATTGCCTAGCTCTGACGGTGTTCTTGGTGGTGGCATTACACATCTTTGTTTTGTAGCCAACAAAAAAGGATTACCTAAACTACCTGACGAACTAACTCGTGTACCTATTGTGGTTACACCAAAAGACTCACGACCTAAACAAGAAATTATTGACAATGTAAAAGAGAATAGAAAGTTAATCAAAGACTTTGATTGGATTAAGACAAGTAAAGTTAATGACGAAACTGCAATCATTGTCTCTGGTGGTGAGATTGATTTTGATAAGTTAAAAGAACGTATAGCTGCCACTAACAATAAAGTATTCTGTGTTAAGCATAGTTATCCACGTTTGATTGAGAATGGTATTCAACCATTTGCTTGTGTGATACTTGACCCTAGACCTATTGATGGTATCAGTACACATGGAGTAAAACGTAAGGACTTGTTTAAGAAGATAGACAATGAAACTATTTTCCTTGTTGCTTCTATGACTGACCCTTCTGTTACTAAGCATCTTCTTAAAAAGAAAGCTAATGTAAAAGGATGGCAAGCTTATTCAGATGCTCTTCGTGATATGGAAGTAAAGGATAAGATTGTAGTAGACAAAGAAACAGGTATTGACGAAGGCTCTACTCTTATTACAGGTGGTACTTGTGCAGCCATGAGAACACTTGCAATAGGTCATACACTTGGCTTCCGAAACTTTGAGTTGTTTGGTTTTGATTGTTCTATTCCAGAAGTTACAGAGGAAATGAAGAAAGAAACCACAGATACAGAGCAGAACAAACCAAAGTATATGAAGGTAGAGTTAAATGATAAGCACTTCTGGACTACTGGTGAGCTACTTGCTATGGCACAGGATTGTGAAAAACTATTTGACCAGATGGAGATTGATATGGGTGTGCTTTTCCACGGTGATAATACACTTTGTTCAGAAGTTTGGAAGGCTTCCAAGAGAGGCCAAGAGAAACATTACTCAGAGTTACTAAATGTCGCAGCTTAATGAAAAGCAAGAACAGTTTTGCCAGAACTATGTCCTCAGTCGAAATGCTACAAAGGCGGCAAAGGCTGCAGGATATAGTCAGGCATCTGCGTATAACCAAGGGCATAGACTTCTACAAGAAGAACGTATCCAAGAAAGGTTAAAAGAACTTACCAATGAAATGGTAACTAACGTAGATGTTATCAATGAGATTGAGAAGCAATATGAAGTAGCACGAAACGAAGGACATGGTACAACAGCTTTAAAAGCTTTGGAGTTGTTGTCTCGTGTACGGGGTAATAATGCAGACGTAGAAGAACAGACAACTGAAAGCCTAGAGGAAGACATCAAAGGTATACTTCAAGCTCTAGGGTTTGACCAGTGCTTTCTTCTTTTTGCAGAAGCATTTCCAGATGAGTTCAATGAGGAAGAAGAGCAAGACGAAGAAGACCTACTTCTTACCGAAGAACTTAGTAGCACTACGGACACCGAAGCTAGCAGCGACAATGATGCCAAGTGAGTACTGATACCATTCAGGCATTGCTTCTAGCTGTGCAAATCCATTAGCTACTACTTCTTCCATCCCCGGAATAAAAGCTAAAATCAATGGGATTGAAAATAGTATGGTAAGCCATTCGTCCTTCCAAGACGATTGACTTCCTTTTGCCATTTCCAAATCCCAATCAATTTCTCCAGTGGCTTTCTTTTCCATGATTGTAGCTTCGGCTTTTGCTTTAGCTACCTTTGCTTCCGCATTTGCTTTTGTCTTTTCTACTGAACCTTTTAGCCAAGTACCTGCTAATTCTGCAATCGGGCCAACGAGAAGGTTTAACATAGTTATCTCCTGCTATTTCTAAAACTTTACCTAACATTAATTAGGTGGTATTTCGTTTTCAATATAAATAATTTCAAAGGTAGCAGATACTTGTAATAATGCGTTTGAGCTACTTGCAATACCACGAAACTCTATATCTGTTTTTTCTGGAATAGGTAGTGGATAAGCATAGGAACGAACAATATCTATATTATTAGCTGAAAAATTATCCTGTGTTCTGAATACTCCACCGGGTTCTCTTGTAATAACTCTTACTTTACCAAACTTATTATTAGCTTCAGTCATTACTGTTACATCTGTTTGAACTAAGTAAGCCGTATATCCAGCAGGAACTGTCCATAAAGCCATCAGTGTTTGATTGTCTCCATTAATATAAGCATAGGTTGTTCCACCATTAGCAATTGTTATAGCACCTACAGGAGCAGTTGAGCCTGACACAAAGGCACGAAAGACACGAATAAATGTTTCCGTTGTAGTTGCTGTACCAGAACCAGCAAGAGTTACCTCAACACTTTGTTCATTATAATCAGCATCCAAACCCTGTATAGTAATTTTAACACCATTATCTGTAGCACCAGAGGCACTTGTGACGGTCATAGCTAAAGCAGAAGAAGGATAAGAATAAATACCACCACCTTCCCATATGGTTTCTTCTGTATCATTAATTAAAGCATTGTAGCCAAACTTTAATAGACGTTTATGAAAAGCAATCTGACCCCTAGAAACCTGAAGTTCCCAAGGCTCATGTTTGCCTGTACGTGTCATTGAACTTGGAGTACCCATTAGTATAACCTATTATGTCCAGATTGTTTTTTATTTTTCTTACTACCTACTGTACCACCTGCTTTATTAAAACTAATACCAAACAAAGTAGATGTAGACTTTGAAGGTTTCTGTTTCTTAGGTTTAGTTTTAGGTTTAGTAACCTTCTTAGGTTTAGCATTACCCTTAGATACTTTATATGCTCTATCTTTAATAGGATTAGTATCAATTACTTTTCCAGATGGAGCTTTCTTTACAGGCTTTGCTTCCATGCCTAATGCTTTTAACAACCTATTAAGTTGTTGTGTATTAGTTTCCATTTCTATTAATGACATTAAAATTCTCCCAGCTTCATAGCTTCACTTAATTTCTTAGCTCTTTGTCCTACCTGCCTTGCCCATTTTGAATCCATCATCTCAAGACTTGCAGCTTCAAACTTCTTCTCATGTATTGCATTCCACATTTTCTTAAACTTACATAGCCTTGGAACACCCATGTTAAACGCCATGTCCATAAGTATTAATTGCCTAACACCATCAAGGTCTTCTACACACTTATGTACTGCACATAACTCATTCTCAACTATCTTAATATCATTCATTGCAAGATACCTAGCATCTGCTTCTGTAAGACCGTGCTGGTAGACAGCTTCTATACTAGGGTAGTCCATGTAGTTAAGTTCTTCTTTACTAATACCACGGTCTTTTAAATTACGACCAATACCTATTGTGTCTATACCAAGGGTATCTTTGTAGACAGTAAGAACCATACCTTCGTGTTCTATAAGTTTATCTAAAAAGTTTGAAGTATTATATTTCATTTTTTACTAAACCCAAAATAAGATGCGACCAGTGCTGACAGGCTTCCATACATCATCATTAGTATGGCTTCGGCACTTGCAAACCTGTCCGGGCTTACAAGTACAGCTATCGTTGCTACAAGCATCATTGCAAGAGCAGACCAAGCCATGTACCGCCTGTTCTTTTGGTAAGTCTTCTTGTCTGTTATTAATGTTTCATTCTCCACTAAATTCACCATTTTATCAAGTGTTCTTTGTTTTTCTTCATTTTTCATATATTTATTTTTTTCTTTTAAATATATCTAAACCACTTACCTTACCATCTTGAGTAGTATAGGTAGCATTAAATGGATTATAAAAACCACCTATTGGACTAGGTGTTCCCCCAACAAGATTTTGTATAAATAACCTGCGTTGTACAGGGTCAGATAAATCAATAGTCTGTGTACCTATACCCTTTTGATAATAAGCATTAGGTGTGATTGCAGGTGTTACAGAAACTGGTGTAGTACCACCACCACTACCGCCCCCTAAATCTACAAAATCATCTTTATCACTAGAGCTACTTGTTCTTTCTCCTACTTTACTACCATCAGGCATTTCTACATGAGAAACATTACCTTTACTATCATACTTTACTACACCACCTCGTTGCACACCCATTTGCATATCACCAATTCTACCTGCAGCAAGTCCTGCTTTAGTCCTTGTAAGACTTGGTGTTCCTTGAATTTTATTTATTAGATTAGCTAAAGGACTAAATTTTTCTAAAGTTTGAACACCTTTTGTTAAAGGACTATTAAAATAAGCAGAAGCTTTTTCTGCAAGGACATCTAAATCTTTTCTTCCTTGCTCAGACAAAAAGTCTCCACCTGTTCCTGTTTCAGGGTCATAGTCTGCAATGGTAATAGCAGAAGTCTGTTCTTCGTCATAACTGCTTGGGTCATACCCACCAAAACTTACACGGTCAGGTCTACCTGTATCTCTTGCAAAACTTCTTGAACTCTGATATCTTGATTGGGCTTGAGTATCTCCAAACATTTCTCCTAGTTCTGCAGCTACATCGTCATCGTCATATGCTCCACCGTCATCGTCACCACCACTGTCAGAAGAGCCACCAGAATCAGAAGAAGCAGAATCGGCAGCTTCTTTACCTTCTGATTCACCTTCACTACCACCGCCACCATATGTATCTCCACCACCAAAGTCACCTTGTAGAGACATTAATCCACCCGGAGCACGATTAGGTTTACCATCAAGAGAACCATAAAGGTTAGCATCAATAAGTATTTTCTGTTCAGCAGGAGTAATGTAAGCAAGTTCTGCAACTACATGGTCAGGAGAAGACAACCACTGTTTAGGTACAGTAACTGTTTCTACTTCACCAAGATAGTTATAACCACCTTTTAGTTTCTTAGGTTTAACTTTTTTGTTTAGACGAATATCTTTACCTGTCTTAGCATTAGAACCGTATACTGGTATACCTGCTAAACCTTTAGTACTTGTCTTCTTTTTCTTTGCCATTACTCTGCTACCTTTCTTAGGGGCTGACCTGTCAAACCAGCTTCCAATTGTTTTAGTCCTTTAATTAAAGCTGGTGGAAACTTTCTTTCTACTAACATATTTTTAATCTGTCCTGAGTTAATACTGTCAGGAATAAAAACACCTTGACCTTCTGAACCTTCTACTAGACCATAAATTAAATTAGGATTAATTTTATATTTACCCTTGCCTGTAGAAGCTTTAACTATATTATCAATTCCATACTTTGATTTATATATTTTACCATCTTTTCCCTTTTCATAAAACTCTACATTTCTAAAAACATTAACTTTGTCGGACATACGAGCCATTGCTTCTTTCTTTTTCAACTGTGTTTCTACATACTTTTCAAGTATATCATTAACATCTTGTTGTGTAAGCTGTTTATCTGCAACAGTTTTTAAATATTTATTAAATTCTTTAGAGGCATTATTTATTTCTTGGGAGTCTTGATACAAACTATAACTAACAGATTTATCTAAGTTCATGGTATTATTTCTTATGCCTGTTGCAAAGAAAGTTGCTGCATCTTCTTTACGCATAGGAAATCCTGCGGCAGTTTGTCCACGCCCTTCACCACGTAATGCTTCTGACTGTTCTGCATTAAGATATTTTTGACCTGCCTTAATACTTCCCGGAACACCTACGGCTAGAAGACCTTTTACTCTTTCTTCTGGACTAAGTTCATTACCTTCTTCGTCTACTCCACGATAAGCATTAATAACTGCTTCTGTTAAAAACTTTTCAGAGACAAAAGGTGAATACAATTCAGCTATTGCATCAGGCAAAGCATCATCTAATTCTCTTTGTGTAATGTCTTCTCCTGCTAGTACACGAGCAATAACTGCACGAGTTGGTCCTTTAATATACTGCATTGAATCAAGTGTACCTGAATCAATAAACCTTGTCATAATCTCACCTGTAACAGGGTCTTTATAAAAAGGTTGAGTAAATACTTTTTCTGTATTTCTCTGATAATCAGGTACAGTTAAATTAACTGCACGTATATCATTATCAGAGATACCCATTTGATTATTATTATTTCTAATTGCATACTCAATACCTGCAGTGGTTGCACCTATACCTGCAAGTCTACGCATACCAATCTTTATTAACTCAGGGTTATTTGTTCTTTTACCTTCTGCAATATCTTTTGCTCCCTGCATAAGAATATTCTTAGTTGTACGTACCATTTCTGCAGGGAATGTTGCATATGTACCAAAGGGTAAACGAGCCAATGCACGAACTGCAGGAGCAGCCGTAGTATAAGAAGGCATAGTATTACGAACTGTTTCAGTTGCTAGATTAAATATTTCTTCATCTGGTAGATTCGGTAATGCTTTTTTGTATGCATTGTATTCTGCTTGGAAAGCAATAATCTTACCAAAGTCATCTACACCACCATATACTGCAGACATACCTCTAAAGGGAGCTTTAATAGCTTTGGTTATTGCACCCTCTACACCTTCTGCACCTTCACCAAATCTATCAATATTCTTTTTAATGTTTTCTGCAACTACACTAGAGTCAATAATACCTCTGTTTTTTAGTGCTTGTAAAAATTTAAGAGTTTCTTCATCTCCCTTTGCAGCTTTTTCATACATAGCTTTAGCAGACTTAACAGCTTCTTTAACTACTTTAGGACGATATAATACACCATTCATTCCTAGCTGCTGAACCATACCATATGTATTAACTAGATGTGCAGTATGGTCAAATACTGTTTCCATTGCCTGACCTACAGCAGCAGGTTTAGCAAATATATTTAACCAGCCCTTACCTACAGGATTGTCTACACCAAAAGTATCAATACCTTTATTAAGCATATCACTAAATTCTTTTGTTGTAACAAACTTATTTAGTCCGATAGCTTCACCACCTGCACCAAAAGCACCTAATTCTTTTTGTGCAAGAGATTCCAAAGACTCTCTTACGTCCAAACCTGAAGGAGTTACTTCTGCTTTACGTAAAAATGTTGTAGTTTCTTCTGGTAAGAAAGGAAGCAATCCTTTTATTCTTACATCTCTGCCTACATTCTGTTCAGCAAACTTCTTAATATCTTGAATATAGTTGGCTTTTGCAATTAGCTTATTTTGGTTTGTCATAGTTTCTGTAAAGTTTCTTACAGGGTCTTTAACTTCACCTAGTAATTCTAGTATAGGCTTATCAAGTTCTTTTCTACCACGAAGGATTTTAGCTGAAGGTCCACCAGTACCATTAGAAATTAACTCAGACAATACATTAAAAGATGTGTCTTTTTTACCTCTGTCTACCAAATCCATAATCAATCCATTGATTTGTTCAGGAGACAACTCAGGATTATTTCTTGCTAAATGTGTTTGTGCATTACGTACAGCAGACAATACATCAGCATTATGTGGTGTGTCAGATAATTTATTCTTAATTGCTTTAGCTATGTCTTTAGACCATTTAGGATTTGTAGAAAATTCAAATGTTCTAGTAAGATATGCACCACCTGTATCAGGGTCTATAACTGCACGAAGTTTATTATCATCAGGTAAATTTAAAGCATCTAAAATTCTTCTTGAATTATTATCAATTTTTGTACGCATACGCATTACTTGATTAACAATTTCTTCTGGTATCTGAGCCATCTCTTGAGCAGATAATGTTTCTCCTGTAAGAAGACGATTAACAAGCTGCTTGTCAACATCAGAATTTTTTAATACTTTTTCTAGTGCTCTTGCTTCTTTTTGTATAAGAGCAGACGAAGCTTGAACAAACTGATTTTTTCTAATAAAGGCTTCAAACAAGGGTTGTGGCAAACCTGCAGTAGAAGTTAATGCTCTACCTAGTTTAGTATTAATCTTTGCTATTGCTTGGCCTATTTGACCACGTTGCCTAAAAGTACCCGGAGTTGTTTCTTCTACTGTAGCTCGTGTTGCGGTGGCTGTAGGTGAAGGAGTAATAGGAGTAGTAATACCTTCATTACGAACAGAATTAAATTTACCTAATAGCTTTCTACCACCACCCTTTAATAACTTAAAAGCCACAGCAGCAGGTATTGCAATAACACCACCTGCAATTGCAGAGTCTACAATCTGTTTTAGTCTACGTTCTGCTACACCATCATCAGGGTCAATAGCTAGTTGCTGTAAAACTTCTTCGCTTTCTGGAACAAGGGCAGCAAACTCTGTAACAAATGTTTCGTCTTCTCCACGAGACAATACATCTGCACCAATACCTATTCCTGTACCCTTTGCTAATCTACCTGCTCTTGTTTTAGGTTTAATAAACTTTGTAGCCTTTGTTAGACCAGCAGCAGGAACAGCATAAGAACCTAACTCAGCAGCTATGTCTTCCCCTATATTTACACGAGGGTCAAAGGTTTCTTTAGCCGCATAGGTTATTTCTGTAGGTAGGTTTTCATCAAGAAAGTTTGCTGCATCTTGGAAAGCTCCTTCTACAGTTTTTCTTGTTTCCTTACCACCAACAAATTCTATTACATCACCACCTACTTGACCTACATCTTCTGCTGCTTTGCCTACTGCAGAACCTACAATTTTACCAAGGTCAAAGGTAGTATCTTCTGTAAGAGTACCTGCTTTTTTTCTACGTTCATACTCTTTATCTACAGACATAAATTGATTGAAGTCAATATCCTGTGCTTCCAAAAGCTCTTTTAATTGCTTTTTGGTTGTAATATTACCAGCATTTATTTCTGATTCTACACTTTGTTTTAAATTAAAAAACTCTTGTGTATTAGGAGCAATAGCCATTTATTATTTTAATCCTTGAATTAACTCGTCAGCTTTTTTACCTGTTTCAGTATCTGTTACATCAGTGCTTTCAGATGAACCATCACCGTTACCACCTAAACTAGAAACTTTAGGTCCAACTGTAATTGTTCTTTGAGCACCTTCAAAGCCACCTGTTTTAAAAGAACCTAGTGCGTCTTCTAAAAGCTGTGCAGCTTCTTCTGCTTGTTTAGCACTGCCTTCATAAGATTGAGTTTGTTCATTCCAAGTTACACCTGCTCGTGCTGCAGACTGACGTGCTAAAGCATTATATGTTGTAGCATCTAATTCAAACTTGTCTTCCTCTGTTGCTTCAATAATATCACCAAGAGTTGATGCTTGAAGTTGTTGTACTTTTAAAGCAGCTTCTGTTTGACTTAATCTACCTGCAGCTAAGTCTTCTCCAATTTTATTTATTTCGTCTTCAATAGCTTGTCTTTGTGCATCTGCATACATAGCTGCTTGTGCTACTTGACCGCCTAAACCTGCTTCAGGGTCTGCAGAAGCATAACCTAATAGTAGGTCTGAGATAAATTCTGCAGGACCTGCTTGTTCTTCTAATCTTGCTTTCTTTTCTTCTGCAGTTCTTTGTTGTTCTTCTGCAGCTTTTTGTAATTGTTTTTGGTAATCAGACAATCCAGTTTGCATACCCATTAAAGTTTCATATAGAGCAGTTCTGGCACTAGGAGTTGTTTTTGTTGTTTCTTCTTCCATATCAGAACCTACAGTTGAACCTGCTGCAAGTTTGTTTACCATACCTGATAGACCACCCTGAGAACGGAAAGCTACATGACCACCTTCTTTAAATAAATTAAAACCACTACCAATTTTACCTACTGCGCCAAGAATACCTGCAAGGTTTTGTGAAGAAGAAGGTTTAGCCACTGGCTGATATCTTTGAAAACCTTGAAGAGGCATCTGATAAAGTGTGGACTGATATTGACCAAGAGCTTCATATGGGAAGTTAAGCTGTCTTTCATATTGTTGTTTAGCAAGGTCAAGTCCTGCTTGTGTCATACCACGTTGTGCTTCACCTACACCTGCAAGAGCAGTAAGCTCTGTCATTCTTTGTTGAGGTACTGTCTGACCTAGCTGCATAAGAGCACTAGCAGTTCCACGTTCACGACCTAACTGCTGCTCAAAAGCTTTTTGTGCATCTTCAAATGCACGTTGTGAACCACGAGTTTGTATATCACCTAACATTTGTGCTTGATTACGGAGTGTCTCAGCTTCAAGGATTGCTTGGCGTGAACCACCATAACCACCTGCACCTGCAGCTTGAGCACCAATCTGTTGCATTTGTTGTGGAAAGTAACGAGAAGCCTCACGTTTTTCTACATCTACTACGGCTTGCTGATAAGGAGACATATAAGTAGCAGCTTCAGTAGGAGTAAACTGACGTGCCGCACCCATCTGTAAAGCAGTAGCAGGATTAAAGTATTGTTGTCCTGTACCTACAAGACCTGCAATGCCACGCATAGCTGCTTGTTCTTCAGGTGCAAACCCTGCAATCTGTGGACCTTGATAAGTTTGATATCCTGCAGCCTTCTGCTGCTGGTAAATTTTACCTGCTTCGGATAGTACTTCTTCTAGTCCAGATTTATAATCTGTAGGTGGTGTATACATTTGTGCCATTAGGCTAACTCCCTCAATATTTTGTCTCCGTCAATTTCTTTTATTTGTTTGCGTGTTCCTGTTGACTCTTCACGAACATCACCTAAAAATTTATCTAGCTTTTCTGCACCTGCATCAGATGAACCATTACCAAGATTAGATACCACATCGGCAGGTATTACATATTCATCTCTACTAAGAAGTGCTTTATCAATAACTGGGTCACCCTTAACCTTAAACAAAATGTCATCAGACATGCCGTCCATAGAGCCACCACCACGTTTTATATCTATCATTCCTTCAAATGGACGTTTACCCCCTGCAAGTGCTGCAATTCCACTAGGTTGCTGAAAATTTCCTTCGTTTAAAGGCTGCTGAGTAGGCATCTCTATAGGCTGATTAGGAATCATACCTTGCATAGGTACTTGTGGCTGTACTGGCATTACAGGCTCAGGAATCGGTGGTTCGTTAAATTCGGATATTTTATTACGTCCAAAGTTCATTAATTCCTGCATTGCCTCTTTACCAGACAAATCTTGGTTCATAAGCCCTGCCAAACCACTCATTGCTTCTTCTAAATTAAAAGCTTCTGGTAATCCTGTCATAGGATTAGATGTAAGTTTACCCATTGAACGTAGCATATTAATTTCTGGCTT